AAACACTACCCGACCCCCTACCGAATAAGTAAGGGGTCAGATAGTACCGCTTAGTATTCGCGTATCCATCGGCTAGGTGTAAAGGTTAGCCCTAGCATATCGGTCAAGGTTTCAACCCAATCTAGACCGCTCACGTCACGACTAGCGCCGTCGTACCAATCTAGAAACCAATACTCAACGGTGCCGGTATCGTGCCACCGTATTTCTTCACTAGGTCCGCCATAGGATATTTGATAGCGCCAATATCCCACAGTCTGGTCGTTAAAGGTTCCGGCTTTTACATATCCAAAGCATAGACCGTACTCATTGAAACGGTCTAAGGCTTCATCACTGTAAAAGGTGTCCCCCTGTAATTCTAGAAACATGGCGGTGAAATCGTCCGCCCTGCTTTGTAGATGACCGTCTATGCGGTCTTGACAAGTTGCGTCTTTTGGCATCTTGCCCCCTTTCTCAAATATCCGACCCCCTGCCGGATAAGTAAATTATAGCAAAGTATCGAACTTATTACAATGTTATAAATTACCAGGTCAGCTGATTTCTCTGGGAGGGGTTATGTTTCAGTATTGTTACAGTGTCGGGATTGGTCTTGCGTTGTTCGATGGTATAGGGCATACTTGAGGGGTACCAAAGAAAGGATATTTAATATGTGGTATTTGGAAATTATGTGGGTGGTGATTCTCGTGCTAGGCGTGGGGGTTATCGTCTATGGATTAGCCATAGGGGTTGTTGATCTCATTGCTAAGGTTCGTGCTAGTCGTGCGGATGAATTGTATAACTCTTTTGAAGATGAAAGAGAATACTACTGCGATGTGTTCGAGAACATTATCGAAAACTTTGATGAGTTTAATAACTATGTTGATGTTGACGGCGTGAAAGTTATTCGCGGGGTTTTGTCTTCTTATGTTGATGGTGTCCGTAGTTCTCGGGTGGTCAAGTAATGGGGCGGACTATGGACACGGACCGCGCGGAAGAAATAACACAACGCGATGAAGGGAACCTTTACGCTTTGCAGGATTTACTGGAGGGCTTAGCAGACTTAAACGCTTATAAGAATGATTCATATAAGGAAATGCTTAAGACGGTTAACAAGGTTATCCATAACCTTAGTTATGGCGGATATCATGGCTAATTATTGGGTGACTATTAATGCTTCCGGTTCGCATGAGTTGGAATGGAAGATACAAGACCTTTTCTATTCTGAGGAGTGGGAAACCGGCAAGGGTTTCATGATTTCAGAAGTTTGCCATTGTGACCACGAGCGCGAAGAATGGTGCAAGACTTGTGAAAGTATGCTAGACGATTAGCCCGAATCCCTACGGGAAAACTAGAACCCCTCCACCTATCGGGTGGGGGGGTTCTTTTCGTTGTTGGGCTATCATGCCCAACCACACACAGTAACCAAACAACCACCCACAGTGAAGCTCACCCAACGTGACCACCCGACCACCCTAAGCGTTTTAGTCTCACCGGTCACGCTCAGTAGTTAACCGACCACTCTACGGGTGATGTGCCGGAATACCCCGATTTACCCCACTGATTATCGTTATATCTGTGACTTTGCTTTTTCTTTTTGCTGGTGAGGGGGTGTTTTGGTTGGTTTTTTATGCATTGGGTTTTGTTTTTATGCAGGGTTGTTGGGTGTGTGGGTTTGGTGGGGTGTGTTGTGTGTTGTGTTGGTTGTGTTTGGGTGGGGGCAGCCCTTGGGTCCCTCCGCCACTTGAGGTGTGGTCTACCTTGCATTCGGTTGTTCCTTTTCGATGCGCCCCTGATCCGGCTGTTTAGCCCGTCGTGTCTCGGATAGGGGTCGGAAGCCCCTCTGACGGGCGAGCCTCGCGATGGTTAGTCGGGAGAAGCTGTTGCTTCGTTGTTTAGTGTAGCACATGTTTGGTTGTTTGGTGGTATTGTTTTTGTATGACTTCTGGGCGACCTATTTCTGCTGAAACGTGGATTAAGTTTATGGAGTTGCGTGATGGGGGTGCTTCTCGTTATGCGGCGGCGAAGCGTTTGGGGGTGTCGCAGAGGGCGGCTAAGGATTTTGAGGATGGTACTGGTTCTCAGATTGGTCGTCAGGCGAAGCAGGCTTTTGATGAGTTGAAGAAACCTGCGGTTGTTCCTTATGAGGATTTGATTCCTGAAGCTAAGGAGGCGTGGGATAGTATTGAGGTTTTCGCTCGACGCTATTTTGGTTTGATTTTGATGCCGTGGCAGATTGAGGCTACGGAGCAGATCATGGAGTTGATGAATTCTCCGCAGGAGGAGTATGTTGTTTTGAACGCTCCTCCTGGTTCGGGTAAGTCCACGTTTTTTACGAGGATTTTGCCTGCGTGGGCTACGGTGCGTGACCGGACGTTGAGGGGGATGATTGGTTCTCATACTGCGAGGTTGGGGGAGTGGTATACGCGCAGGTTGAAGAACGAGTTTGAGCGTGAACATTTTGTTAGAGCTGAAGCTAAGGACATGAAGTTGGGGTTGGCTGTTGACGCTGAAGCAGTGTTGATGGATGATTTCGGCAGGTTTAAGCCGGAGATTAAGGAGGTGTGGAGGGGGGATCAGTTCACGGTTGCTCAGGAGGGTGATATTCCTGTTTCGGAGAAGGAACCTACTTGGACTGCGTTTGGGGTTGATTCAGGGTTTTTGGGTGGTCGTTTTGATTTGGTGTTGTGGGATGATTTGTATGATCCTCGTAAGATGCGTACCGCTGATGCCCGTGAGGATTTGAAGCGTTGGTGGGATGAGGTTGCGGAAACTCGGTTGGAGCCAGGGGGGTTGCTGGTTTTGCAGGGGCAGCGTATGGCTCCTGACGACATTTACCGTTACGCTTTAGATAAGGAAGCTTTGTTGGATGATGATGATGATTTCGAGGAGGAGGTTCCTGAGTCGTTGCAGTTGAATGGGAAACGGTATCATCATATTTTGTATAAAGCCCATTATGAGGATAGGTGTGAGAAGAATCATAAGGTTTCGTCTGACCCGTATCCTGATGGTTGTTTGTTGTATCCTCGTCGTTTGAATTGGCGGAAGTTGACGCATATTCAGCAGTCCACTCCTGATAGGTTCGCTATTTTGTATCAGCAGGAGGATTCTGACCCTGCGTCTGTTTTGGTTGATCCGTTGTGGGTTTCTGGCGGTAAGGGTTCTGACGGGGTGGAGTATTTGGGATGTTGGGATTCTGATAGGGATTTGTGGGAGTTGCCTCGTTCGTTACCTGGTGATGTTGTGATTGTCGCTACTGCTGATCCTTCGCCTTCTAAGTATTGGGCTTTGCAGGTTTGGGCGTATGTGCCGGAAACTAATTTCAGGTATTTGTTGGAGTCGTATAGGCAGAAGATGGATGCCCCTACGTTTTTGGATTGGAACCATTCGGAAGGTATTTTCACGGGGATAGCTGAGGAGTGGCAGCAACGGTCTGTCGATATGGGTCATCCGATTCAGTATTGGATTGTTGAAGCTAACGCTGCTCAGAAGTTCATTATGCAGTACGATCATTTTCGTCGCTGGTCTGCTACGAGGGGTGTGCATTTGATTCCGCATTACACGCATTCTCGCAATAAGGGTGATCCTGATTATGGTGTTCAGATGCTCGCAGGGCTGTATAGACACGGTTTGGTGAGGCTTCCTGGCAAGCAAAGAACTGAAGCACGCCCACATGCGCTATTGTTGGTAAATGAAGTAACAAAATGGACACCAGATGGTTCTGGTGCTAATACAGACGATTGCGTTATGGCACAATGGTTCCTAGAACATAATCTTCCTAATATATACTTACCTAAAGGTAATGTTGAACCTTTATGGAGACCGTCATGGATAAAAAAGGCTGGATAAGTGAAACCTGCTGAACGTATTATTGAGTTGTTAAGAGAGAGGGAATCTAATCAGAGTCCTGCGATAGAACGGATGCGTCGCATTAGGTCTGCTTACGATGGCGACATTATTGTGCCGTTGCCGGAGTTGGATGATTTTGAATCTGCTTCGGTGGCTAACCTTGTCGCTCAGGGGTTGGATCAAACTGCGATGAGGATTTCTTCTACTATGCCGGACATTATTTGTCCGCCTTCTGACCCTGAGTCTAAAAATTCTGAGAAGAACTCAAGGGTTAGACGTAAAGCTCTTTACGGCATGTGGGAAAGTAACAACATGGGGTTGAAGATGATGCGTCGCGCGAGGCATTTTATCGGGTACGCTTCTTCGCCTGTTTCGTTAAGGTTTGATCCTGTTAAGGGTGGTGTTGAGTGGGTGCTTCGTGACCCGTTAACTACCTATCCTTCTCCGGTTATAGGTCCAGACGATTTGGAACCTACTGATTGTATTTTTACTTACGATAGGACTTGGGCGTGGCTTAAATTACATTACCCTGACCAAGCGCATCGTTTACGGGGAAGCGACACTGTTGAAGAATCTGATTTGTTTCAACTGGTCGAATATGTGGATCATGAGGAAACGGTGCTTATCGCTGTTGGTCGCACTCCGCAAAACAACACGGGCTGGTCTAGGAGTGTTAGTTACACGGTTGAGCCTTTAGCTGAATTGGAAAGGTTCCCTAATCGTATAGGGATGTGTCCTGCTGTTGTTCCTGGTCGTGTTTGTTTAGATCAAGCGCAGGGGCAGTTTGATGGGATGATTGGGATGTATCAGACGCAGGCTCGTTTGATGGCGTTGGAAGTTATCGCTGTGCAGAAAGGTATTTTTCCTGACACTTGGCTTGTCGCTAGGGCTGGGGAGCAACCGCAAATTATTAATAACGCTAACGGGTTGACTGGCGAAATTGGTCAAGTCAAAGGCGGCGATTTGCGTGACTCTACTTTGAACCCTGGATTTATGACTAATCCAACTATTGATCGTTTGGAAAGAGCGCAACGTTTAACTGCCGGTATCCCACCTGAGTTTGGTGGAGAGTCTGGTTCTAACATTCGTACTGGTCGCCGTGGCGAAGCGGTAATGTCCGCTGTTGTTGATTTCCCTATTCAGGAAGCGCAGAAAGTTATAGCTGCTTCTTTAGAGGCGGAGAATCGCAGAGCGATAGCTTTGTCTAAAGCGTATGCAGGCAATAAGGCTGTTTCGTTTTATGTAACCACTAAGGGTTCTAAGGGTCGTGTTGATTACACACCTAATAAGCATTTTGACACTGACCATAATCGTGTCGTGTTTTCTAACCCTGGTACTGATTTGAATGGTTTAGTTATTGGTGCCGGTCAACGTATCGGCATGGGAACGATGTCTAAGAAGTCTTTCATGGAGATTGATCCTATGGTTGATGATGTTGAGTCGGAACATGATGAAGTTGTTTCCGAGTCTTTAGAGCAGGCGTTGTTGGCTTCGTTGCAGACGCAAGCTTCGCAGGGGGCGATACCTCCTGGCGATGTTGCTCGCATTGTTGAAATGGTTCGATATAACAAAGCGGATTTAGCCGGTGCTGTCCAGAAGGTGCATGAGGAGGCGCAGGAACGTCAAGCGACGCAAGTGCCTCCAGATTCTCCTGAAGCTCAGTCCGGTATAGCCCAAGCCGGTGCAGGTGCGGAGGCTGCGCCTACATCTGGGGCGGCTGGGCTTCCTTCTATGCGTGAACTTCTAGCACAGGTTGGTGGATGATGCCTCGAAAGGGTAAAGGACAAAAAGTTTCTTCTGCTTCTGGTCAAACTTACGGGGATAGGGTTGCTCAGGAGGAAGCGCAAAAGGCGATGCCGTTGCCGGAAAGACCGCGGATCACCCCTGGTGCTGCTGGTCCTTTGACGCGACCTTCTGAACAGCCTCGTCAACCGTTGACTGCTGGTTTGCCGATGGGGGCTGGTGGCGGACCGGAGAGTTTAATTAGACCTGCTCCTAAACCTTCTCCTGTTATTACGGAGAGTTTGGGTAGAGTTTTGCCTTTGCTTATCGCTAGGGCTGAGATGCCTGATGCGAGTTCTGAGTTTAGACAGTTTGTTCGTAAGGCTCGTCAACTTGCGGCTGATAGCCCTAATGTTTATTAGGGGCAATTTGTGAGTTGGATTGGTGATCGTTGGGATGATGTTGGAAGTCTTTGGCAGTCTTCAATAAAACGTGCTGACAATTTTTGGGATGCCGGTTTTGAGGTTGCTTCTACGCCAGTTAATTTGGTTTGGAATTTTGTTGAAGCGACTAAAGATGTTATAGACGATAATGATGTTGGGGTTCTTGATGGGTTGTATCAGTTTGCTTGGGAAAAACCTTTTCATGATACTAAAAATTTAGCGGCTGCGACTATAGGTCCAGAAGGCATTGGCGGCAACCTTATCGAAATGATGCCTACTGCTGTTCGTGGCGCTGTTGGAGAGGCTTTAGAGGGTATTGAATGGGTTTATAACAAAGGAAGCAGATATGTTTCTGCGTTTGTTACCGTTGGTTCTTTAATGGAAGCCGACGGCAGAAATAACGATCTTAGTGCGTTTTTTGATTTTGGTGATTATTGGGATGAAGCTTATGAAATAGCAGAAACTCGTTCGCCAGGTCAAGCAATAGTTTTGGCTTTTCATAGCAGCGAAGAGAAAAGCATTCTTGACGAAGAAGCTGTTGCGGAGTGGCAGGATACGGCTTGGTTTAACATTACTTCGGGGACGTTAGATGCCGCATTTCGGGTTTTTCTTGGACCGGAAGAGTTATTGTTCGGGGCAGGGATGGCGGCTCGTGCTGGTCGTGCAGCCCGTCAATTCAACAATTATTTTGAAGCAGGGGGAAAGTTTACAAAATTCTCTGACGATGTTACAGCGATTGCTGATGATATAGGGGCTAATACAGATGAGATAACAGGGCTTGTTGCTCGCCGCACCGAAACTGAACGAGAAGTAACTCGTGCAAGAAGAGAATTAAATACTTTTAAGAAGGCTGAAGAGCAAGGGCTTAATACTAGCGCAGACCCAAATTTAGGTCAAAGACTTCAAACAAATTTAGATGAAGCGTTAGCAGCAAGAGATTTAGCGAAGTTTGATGACCCAGTTGATTTGTTGACTGGTCGGATTAAAGAAAAGTATTTCGCTGGTCATGCGGAAGGGGATTTGATTTCGCGTGAAATAGCGTTAGCGCATTTAGGGCGAGAAGGTTTCGCTGGAGGAACTGAATCGGTAAGAAACGTTATGCAGTTCTTTATGGCTGCTGATGGCGACAAAGCATTACAAATAGTTGCTCGTATAGCTAAAGAAAATCCGGTGAGAGGGTTTAATTATGCGAGAATCTGGGAAAAAAGCACTCAACCTATTCAAGTCGCTCCTTCAGGAACCGTAGGTGGAAACGCTCACGAATTTTTAGCAGCAAACAAAACTCATAAAGACATTGTTAACGCCGTAGAAGATGGTGTAGGTTTAGAAAATTTTGGTCCTGACAACATTGTTTCAGGGTTTGCTTCTATAGATGTTGTCATCAAACCCACAATGAGAAGAAATTTTCAAGACAAAGTTCGTCATTCAGGTTGGTATAGAACAGGGGAAACTGAAACAAATCTTTTAGGTCGGGCTATTCAACCTTTTACTCGGACTATTCAACTTGTCAGAGATATGAAACCTCAGCATCACATGTTTGCTGGTGACGCTAACGCTGCCGATCAGGTAGCAAGGGCTATGAAAGAATCAAACTTGTATAGCGCTGAAGATATAGCAAGATTTAGGGGAGATTGGGCTTCGAGAAGTGTTGCTTCTAGGGTTAGGCTTGCGGAAAGAGTTCAAGGGGAAATGGTTGAAAGGGTGCTTCGTAGACGTATAACTAAGGATAAATGGTTAGAAGTTAACCCTAATTCTAATCCTTCTGATTATGAGAATCTGATTAATACTTTGGTAAGGGATTATGCTGCAAGTAATTCTGCTGCTAAAAAAGTTTTGAACGACGCTAGAGCGTATGATTACACAGATTTAGCAAAAGGGTCTGAGTTTACTTTTGTTGATGAAGGCACAGAGGTGTTGATGAACTCTCCGTTGACTCCTTCGCAGTTGAAACAATCGTTTTTTGTTGTAGACGTAAAATCAATAGATTCTTATGTGCAGAAAATGGTTTCAAGAAGAGATTTTTCTGTTGTTGAAAGAGCGACAGGAAGTAGTGACGCGATTTTTGCTTCTCCTTCTTGGTTTCAAAGGGCAAGATATGGGGGGGCAGGCAGACAACACGTTATGCAAATGTCTAATCAAGGGCTTAGTGGATTAATGTCGGTTTGGCGACCTGCTGTGTTGCTGCGTCCTGCTTGGGCTTTAAGAGTTGTCGGGGATGAACAGTTGCGTATGTTCGCTAAGCTGCAAACTCTTTCTGGTGAGGGAAGCGGTTTGTGGGGTTTGCTTACAAGTAACCGTAGAGCTTATGTTGAAAGTGTTTTTCATAATTATGGAAGAAGGACAAGACACAATCCTAAAGGTTTGTCTATTGAGGAGTTGCATGCAAGCGGAAAATTGGTGGAGGCTGAGAAGCAGTTAAAACTGCTTACTCGTCGTCGTGCTGGTCGTGCTGCTGGTATTGGTTTTGTTTTGGGTGGCGGTCCTGGGTCGCTTCTTTTTGGTGGCGGTTCGTTTTTAAGGAATCGTCGGGCTTATCGTTCTATGTTGGGAAGAGCAAGGGACGATGGTTTGGTTCGTTCTGGAGAAGGGCAATTACAAACTAGAGAATATGATGCTCGGAACATTGTTAGAAGAAGAGTTTTATCTGGCAGACCGTTTGCTAGAAGGCGTGGTCCTGAAAAGCCTTTAAGCGCTGGGGGGCATCCGGTTCAGGGTCCGTTTGGAACAAAAGAAAATCCTAACCTTGTTATGAGGGGAGCTGTTAGTTCTCAACGGCAAGTAGGTCATGCTTTAGATCATTCAGCGAGAATAAATGAAGGGAATATACAAAAAGGGGATTGGGATTTAGTTCTTGATCCGAGGAAAGCTGATACGGAACAGTATGCACAAGGATGGGAACGGGTCATTAACGATCAATGGAATGGGGGGGCTACCGAAGATATTGGGCGAATTGTTTGGAGTGATAAAACTGATCTTGAAAAAGTAGATTTGTTGTATGAATGGATGGAAACCACTCCTGCTGGGAACAGTTTTCTTCGTAGTGTAGACATCGCCGTTGATGATGCTGATGCGATAATAAAATTAGCTGAGAGGCAAGTACAGGTTACTAACAGAATGGTTGACGCTAGTCATCCGGTTGGTCAAGAGATTCGTGCGAGGTTGGCTAGAGGGGAAAGAGTTTCTGCTAGTGATCTTAAAGGTTACGCAGGTAAAGAAGTAGATGATCTTCCTCCTGCACAATTAAGCGATTTCGTTGGAGAAATACACGGGCAAGAACAAATACTAATAGGAAAAGGTCTTGAAGCAAGAAATATGGTAAGACAAACCGTAGACGGGGCTTACCAGCGCATAGCCGGACTCACAACAGACAACCTTTCAAGAAACCCATACTTCTCAACCATGTATCGGAGATCAATAGAAAGAAGAATAAAAGCAGCAACAAGTGGGCAAAAAGGAACAAGGTTAGAAATAAGCGAAGACGCTTTACGCAAAATGGAAGACGCTGCAAGAAAAGAAGCATTACAAGAAGTCAGATGGCTAATGTACGACCTAGCTGAAAGCTCACGCTTCTCAGACATGGTAAGACTAATAATGCCGTTCTTTAACGCTTGGCAAGAAGTATTAACAAGATGGGGTGGGTTAGCTTTAGAAAACCCAGTGTTTGCTTCAAGAATGACAGACGCTTTTAGAGCCAACCCTGACGTTGATTTAGGTACTTTAGGGGCGTATGAAACTGTCGAAGATGAAGAAGGCAACAAATTTTTCCAAGTTCGTTTACCTGACTTTGCTACAGGGCTTTTAAGACAAGGATTGATGCAAGGAGCCGCCGACGACGCTGGAATTATTCGTTTCAGAACAAGTTCGTTAAACATGATAACTCAAGGGCTACCAGGATTCGGTCCAGTTGCCCAGTTACCTGCATCATTTTTTGTTCAACAAGCACCTGAGTTTGAAGACGCTATGAGTTTCATGTTGCCTTATGGTCCTGTTGAATTAACAGACGCTTTACCTGCCTACATTAAAAGAACTATTTCAGCGACGCTTCAAGATGATCGCTCTTATCAAAATATGGCTGCTCAAATCATGATGACAAGAATAGCGGACATGGCTAACGGGGAAACAGACATTATAGATTTTGGTGACACTGCGACACGCGCACAATTCCTTGAAGAAGTCCAATCAGCCGCTCAAGGAGCGATGTATGTTCGCGCTATCGGTACTGCGGTTTCTCCAGCGTCGTTTAATCTCCACTCCCCGTATCAACCATATATAGATATTTATAGGGAAATGAAAGAGGAAGATTCAGCTAATGCTGATGAAAACTTTTTGACTTTCCTTTTAGAAGAAGGCAACGAAGGATTTTTTGCTTTGTCTATGAGGCAGAGTAAAAACATGGAAGGGCTACCTCCGACTGTTTGGGCTGAACAGCAGAGAGAAAATTTTGAAGACCTTATTATAAATTACCCTGAGTTGGGTGGTCTTATTATCGGGGTTGAAGGCGGCGGTGCCGCTAGGTTCTCTGCAGCTATTTACAACAGACAACTTGGTGAGGAGACTTTCCCTGGTTCTGGTGTGCAGCGTCGTGAGCGTTTAAGCCTTGACGACATGTTGATTGATACTCGTGTTCGTGCAGGTTGGGAAGCTTACGGCAATTTGATGGATAGTATTTATATAGTTATGAGGCAGAAAGGGTTCCCTAATTTGAGGGTTTCTGAGGCTGCTGGTTTGAAATTTGTTAAAGATTCTAGGTTGGGTGTGCTTGCTGAAGAGTTTCCTCTTTGGTATGAGGAGTTCGCTAATCCTGATACTGCTAAGTGGGCTGATCGTATAAATGGTATGCGTGAAATTGTTGATCTTTATGAGTCCGGTGACAGCAGGTTTGCTGGTCGTGAGGATATTAGACAGTTAAGTATTTATCTTGAGGTTAGAGATGGGTTTGCGAGCAAGTTGGCGGAGCGAAGAGCAGGAGGGGGTTCTGGTCAGCTTGATGCAAGAAGTAATCAGGATATAGCAGAGATATGGGATACTTGGCGTTTAGATTGGGCTGATAATCCTGCTGCTGGAGATTTGTTCTTTAGATGGTTTGAGTTCGATTCAATAAAGCAAGACACTTGGGCAGAGTAAGGTATTAGTATGAGTAATGGGAACGATGACGAAAACGTAGAAGTGACTACTGTTAGCGGCGGTGATGGTGTAGACGAGATATTGGCTGCGCTTGATTCTTTGCCTACTAGTTTTGTGTCTGAGTATGATCCGTATGATTTGTATTTGCCTGGCGGTATGTCAGGTAGCGATGTGATTGTCACAGAAATGGAACTGGTGCCTGCTGGGTTTGTGCCTGCTGAAGATGTTGCTGCGATGGAACGGTCAGGGTTTTCTGGGTATGGAGGGGTAACTGCTGATGCGCCTATGGCTGTAGAAACTACTGCTAAAGACATTCTTGTTACTTATAACGAAATGTCTGACGAGGAACGCCAGTCAGTAAACGAAAGGTTGTTTAGTTCTGGTTTTTATGGGTCTAACGATCCTGATGTGATGGAAGATGCTGATAGAGGTCTTAGTGCTTTAGGGTATGCGATAAACTATTACGCTACGCAGGGGGTTACCCCGTTTGATGGTTTACCGGATGCAGATATGTCTAAGTTTGCTAAGCAAGGTCCGATTATTCGACGCGCTACGGAAGCGCAAATAAACGCTTTGGCTGATTCAGCGGCAGGTAATTTACTTGGTCGTAACGCTACGGCTGAGGAGAGGCAGTTGGCTATGAGTGTTATTAGGAGTTTGGAAACTTCTTCTTCTTTGTCTCCTTCGCAGGCTGATGTTGAGTCTGCGTTTGCTGAGGCTGCTCCGCAGGAGGTTGCTGCGAGGGGTAGCGAGAAGGCTTTGAAAGTTTTTGAGAGCATTGTGAGGGGAGGTTGATATGAGCGAACTTGATAATCTTATTGAAGAGGGTTTAGAGGAAAGAGAAAAATCGTTAGAGGAAGCGTTAGAAGCCGCAGCTTTAGCTAATCTAAAGGTGGAACGGCTTCAGCAACTTTTTGCTCGGCAAACAAATCAAGTGTCGGGAAGAGGAGATCAACGTGTTGATCTTGAAAATTATGTTGCTGACCTGTTAGATAAATATGGGGCAGGAACAGATCGTAGCGCTTTAAGCGACGAAGAAGTAACTGAGTTATTGACAATTCTTGACAGTATAGGAGTTCCAACTGGATATCCGGTGATGGCTATCGGTGAGACTTTAGGGGAACTTCTTCCAGCGCTTCTTGAAATTGAAACAAGCGAACTTCCTGATCCTTCTCAAACTCAAAAAGACATTGAATTAGCGATTGAAGAAAGAGATACTGCCGAAGCTAATGTCATTTTATTCCAAGATGATTTAGATGTGTATAACACTAATCCGGTTGCAGTTCTTTCAGAAGTACCTAATGGTATTACGGCAACTGATTTACCGAGAGAAGACCGTCCAAGGTTTAATGATGAGGTAGAAAGAGGTATCGACCTTCCGGTAATAATGGATGATTCTGGCAAATTCAAATTTGCCCCTCTTTCTTCTATAGATACTGGCAAGAAACGTCAACGTGTTGTTGAGAAACGTCAAGCTGCTGCTGAAAAAGCTGCTGAAGAAAGGCGTATCGCTGCGGCAGAAGAAGTCCAAAGAATTGCTGATGCGAATGCTGCTGCTCGTGAAGGGCAGAGGGTTGAAGGTGGGACTATGGACCCAGGTCAGCGTAGAGAAGCACGAATGGTTTACGATCCTTTTACGGGTAAGCTTATAGATAAAGACGCTCCTCCTGAAGTTGAAGCACAGCTGGTTTACGATCCTTTTACGGGTAAGCTTATAGATAAAAGAAGTACGCCTTCTGCTACTCCTCCTCCTGAAGTTATTGCTGAAGTGGTTCAAAGTATAGAAGAAAGTGGTGATGCTTCTGATATAGATTGGGAATCTATTAGTAGAAGTATGGGGTGGCAACCTGCTACTGAAGTTGTTTCTACTCCTTCTCCTGCTCCTACTACGGAACCTGAAATAGATGCTTCTTCTACAGGTATTCCTACTCCTCCTTCAGCAAAAGCGGCGGCGGAAACAGCAAGAGCTGTTTCTTCTGATCCGGTAGATGATGATACAAGAGACCCAAGGTATAGACAAACAGTTCAACTTACTGGATCGATTCCTGAACCACCTGAAAATAATGTGCTTGCCTTACAAGAAACACTAATAGAAAAAGGATTCAACCCTGGAGAACCAGACGGAGTATGGGGTTCACAAACCGCTGCCGCTGTTAAAGCATTTCAAGAATCAGCAGGGCTTTCTATAGATGGTGTGGTAGGGGCTAATACTGCTGCCGCATTAGGTGTTGACCCTGTTGCTGAAAGCTTTTCTACAGGCGGAACAGGCGGAACAGGCGGAACAGGCGGTGCTGTAGAAACAACAGAAACTTTCGGCGACGAAGACATTCGAGACATCGCCGCACAAAACGGTTACGGAGCTAGATGGTTCGCTCACCCAGAAATAGGACCAATACTAAATAAAGCAGTAACCGAAGGCTGGTTTGATTCCGACACAGGGATACGCCGTTTAGAAGCCGAGATACGGCAAACAGACTGGTATCAAGTACATACTGCGGCAAGCAGAGAGTTTGAAGTTCTTGAAGGGAATGATCCTGCGACAGCCGGTGAGTTTATTAGCGACCAAGTGTTGCGTATCCAAGTTGCGGCAAACCGTATCGGGTTGACTCTTTCTGATGAGAGAATGCGTGAAATGGGTCGTGACGCTCATATAGAGAAATGGTCTGAGTATGAGTTGAATCAGTTCGTTGTTTTAGAAGCTGATTGGGAAGCTGGTTTTGCTGGTGGTGCTGTAGAGGATAACTATTCTGTTATTGACCAACTTGCAGGAAATTACATGGTCGGTCATTTGATTGATGACGAAACAAAAGATGAGTGGGCTACAGGGTTGTGGCTTGGTGACGCTACTGAAGCAGGCATAACAAACGATATTGCTGCTTTAGCTGAGTCTGCGTTTCCGTCTTTGACTGCTCGTATTCAGCAGGGTTACACGGCGAGGCAGATTCTTAATCCGTTAGCGATGGAAGTTTCTCGTTTATTGCCAAGCATAGATTACAGAAGTGTTGATTTTATGACTGATCCTCGGTTCCAACCAATTATTCATCATGTGCAAGAGGATGGTTCTGAACGTATTATGACGGTTGCTGAGGTCGGCAAGTATGTTCGTGGTTTGGAAGATTGGCAAACTACTGACGCTGCGAAATCGTCGGCACAAGAGTTCGCTGACTTTATAGGTAAGAAGTTTGGGAGTGTAGGTTAATGGCTGAGACAGCAAATGAAATCGTTAGAGATGCGTTGACGGCGTATGGCTTAGAAGCCCTTTTAGACAATGAAGAGTTAGACCTTGTAAACCTTTACCAAGACACAGCAGATTTGAACGCTGTTTGGGTAAGGATTAAACAGTCGCAAGAGTATGTAGATAGGTTCCCTGGTATGGCTGCTTTAGCTGCGGCAGGGAGAGCGATTGGTGAATACGAATATATTTCGTTGGAACGACAATACGCTTTCGCAATGTCCATGTACGGGCTGCCAGCAAATTTTTATGACGGACCAGAAGACTTCGGCAACTTGATAGCCGGTAATGTAAGTTCGCAAGAACTTACTGCTCGTTTATCGTTAGCTTCAGAAGCAGCGATCTCTGTACCAGCGGAAGTCAAACAACAACTGGAAGACTATTATGGGATTACAGAACAAGATTTAACCGCTTACTATTTGGACCCGGAGAGAGCCACAAATATCTTTGAAGAACGAGAAAGATTCGGAGCAGCCCAAATTGGTGGCGCAGCCATACAAACAGGGATGGGTCCGATAACTCGTGAAAGTGCCGAACGAATATCAGCCTCCGGCATTACTGAGACAGAAGCTCGACAAGGTTTCCAAACTGTAGCGGCTACAACTTTGCAAGAAGAAACAGCTTCAGAACAAGAAGACATAACGGAAACTGATGTGGCGTTAGGTTTGATGGGGATAGATGAAGAGTCTCGTCGTAAAACTGAGGGTCGTCGTCAACGACGGTTAGCGCAGTTTAAGCAATCTGGGGGTCCAGCGGCTACTCAGGCAGGATATATTGGGTTAGGTTCCGCCAACTAGAATAGGCGGATATGAACAGTATTGTAAAAATTATGGGTGCCATAGCAGCCCTTATAACAGCTATGGGTGGTTTAATTGTGGCTATTAACACAATGTTTGGGGATGAGTCTGCACCTCAGCCGATAACAACCATTATTATTCGGGAGCCAGGGGATTACCAAGATTTTGTCGAAAACACGGACCTTCATTATTATGACGACTATAAACAACAATGATGTAGTTTAGGGTCGCTTATATCTGCTATGGTTATTGGTACAAGTCGCTTGCCGTAACGGAATTGCAATAACGTTATGTGAGCAGCCGATAATAAACCGACCACCGCCGTCCTCCACGGTTAGGTGAGACTAACGGAAATAGGAGTGGAACATAGATGAATGAGGAAAACGAATCCATCGTAGAAGAAGGTACCGGAGAAACACGCAACTTTCGTAGAGTGTTGGAAGATCGCGCTAAGGAAGCTGAAGCGAGAGCTGAGGCAGCCGAAAGCGAACTTACTACGTTCAAAAAGAATGAGGCGTTTCGTGAAGCAGGGATCAATCCAAATGATCCTCGTCAATCATATTTCGTTAAGGGATATGAAGGTGAGGTAAGTACGGAAGCGATCCGTAATGCGGCTCTTGAGGCAGGGTTTATTGACGGGAACAACGTTCAACCGTTTGACCAGTCAACTGATCCTCGAAGTATGGAACCTGTGGAAACAGTTACATACCGTGAGGAACTTATGGCTCAACAAAGAGTAGCTAATGCTAGTGTCGAAGGTTTGCCGGTTGCCCAACCTGACCTAAGGGAAAGGTTGACATCCGCTAAGTCCGCTGAGGAACTTAAAGCTCTTTGGCAGTCTAATGGTGGTTCTGTAAACGTTCAGGATTAGATTTTCCTCCCGTTCCTTACAATGAGGTAAATTACAATGGCTTATACACAAAAGTCCAGCCTTGATATAGATCAGGTTGCTTTTCAACAGTTAGCCTACTTTGCTTTCCGCGCTCAACCTCTTCACTCTGACTATGCGACTGTTCGTGCTACGAAACAGTCTCATCGTGGAAGTGGTGTGACGTTTACAAAGTACGGCGATCTGTCGCAAGCAACTTCTGCTCTCACTGAAACCAGTGATGTAACCCCAGTCGCAATGACTGACACTCAGGTTACAGTTAACTTGGCTGAATACGGCAATGCCGTAGAAACAACCGCTGCCCTTCGGGGACAAGCATACTTAAATGTTGACGAAGATGCCGCTAACGTCATCGGTTACAACGCTGCTGATTCTTTGGATAAAGTAGTTGCCGATGTTGCTTACGCTGGCTCTAGCGTCGCTTACATTGGTCAAACATCTCGTGGTGCTTTAACTGCAAGCAACAAGATAACATCTTCAGCGATTCGCGAAGGTGTTGCTAACTTGCGTGGCAGTAGCGCTCCTACTTGGGGTGCCAACTATGTTGGTTTCATCCATCCAGATGTTGCTTATGACCTAATTGAAGGTACAGCTACCACTGATCTTCGTTCATTCCAAATCCGTTCGGATGCAGATAACGTAAGAAAAGGTGAAATTGGTACCTTCGATGGCGTAACGTTTATTCAAACCCCACGGGCACTTCTCGTTGCCGATGGTGGTAACAGTACCGTTGACGCTTACGGAACCCTAATTATGGGTCAAGAAGGACTCGCACACGCGTACAGCACCATGTATGGTCCTGAACCACAAGTTGTGTTTGGTCCTGTCACTGACAGACTCCGCCGCTTCCAATCTGTAGGTTGGTATGCGATGTGCGGTTATGGACGTTTCCGCGAGGAAGCTCTCTATCGCATTGAGTCAGCTTCAAGTATCGGTGCAAACTCATAATTGAGGCTTAAAGGATAGTGTGATGCCGGTCCAGGACATAAAATCAGCTGTGGTGGTTGTTCTGGACTGGTCACACTTTCGTGTAATATGAAATACGCAAAGAAAACAAAGAAAAAGGTACGTCGTCCGAGGAGGTCGAAACGGTGAGTGGTAAATACGCTTCTGTTGGTTTTATCACCAGAGGTAAGGGTTCTAAGAGGAACACGCCTATTCATCGCGATAGTGACGGTTCTGTTGGGGGTGTTCGTACTGAACATTGGGATGGTCGTGTTGACGCTAAGGTTGTCCCTGAATCTGTGGAAGTTAAAGTTTTGCAGGGAAATGGTGAAGGCTAATGGCTGTTACAGCTTCGGGTTTATTTTTACCCACGTTTATAGATGTTCTTGATGGTACGCAGTTAGCAGTTAATGTCGCTAGTGACACTTTGAAGTGTGCGATGATTACTAACAGCTCTACCCCTAATTTTGATACGCACGATCATTGGAGCGATTTGTCTTCTAATGAGGTGAGTGGTACTAATTATACTGCTGGTGGTGCTTCGCTTGCTTCTGTTACTTTGACTGGTAGTTCTGGCACGATCAAGTTTGACGCTAATGATGTCGCTTGGTCTTCTTCTACTATTTCTAGTGCTAGGGCTGCGGTTATTTATGATGATACTTTGACGAATGATCCGTTGATTTGTTTGGTTAATTTTGGTGCGGATTATTCTAGTGCTAATGGCACGTTTACTATTACTTGGAATGCTTCAGGTATCTTTACTCTTGATTTAACTCCGTAGGAGGGAACTGATGACAACTGCATATCCTGGTTCTTTAGATACTGTTAGCAGTCAACTTCGTACTGACATTACTGCTTCTACCGACATGAATGCGTCGGGTCACGAGCATCACACAATGCACGTTAATGTGAATGGTGCTGTTGTTAAGTTGGAAACGAAGCTTGGTACTGATTCTTCCAACAGTGCTCCTTCGACTGGTGCTGTTTTGATGGGTACTGGTTCTGGTGCGTCGGCGTGGGATACTTCTCCGACGATTTTGGGGGCTTTGACTGTTGGTGCTGATGGGTCGGGGCATGATGTTACGTTTTATTCTGGTACTACTGGTGATTCTTTTGTTTGGGATTCTTCTGAGGAGAAGTTGACTATTACGGGTACGAATGGTCAGGTTGCTTTAGCTGTTGCTGATGGCAATGTCACTATTGCTGATGATTTGGATGTTGATGGCACAACTAACCTTGATGTAGTTGATATTGATGGTGCTGTTGATATGGCAACCACTTTGACTCTGGGGGGTAACGCTGATTTTAATGGCGATTTGGATGTTGATGGAACTACGAATCTTGATGCTGTAGATATTGATGGCAATGTTCAACTTGATGGCACGTTAACTGTTGGGGTTGATGACACTGGGCATGATGTTAAATTCTTTGGTGCGACTTTAGGGGCGTACATGGAATGGGACGAATCCGCTGACAAGTTGACAGTTAACAAGGGTGATGTTCTTTTTGCTGCTACTGATTCTGGGGAGAAAGTTCATTGGAATGGTACTTCTTCTGACCCTGTTTTAATTATTCATGGAACTAGCGCAACAGACGTGTTGACTGTTACTCAAGGTAGGGTGAAATTTGCTCAACGTTTTTATTCTCAAGCAACCGACGATATAGATTTAGATGCTGTTTCTGGGGCTGCTGTTTTTGGTAATAGCGATGGCACAGGTCAGCATATTGCTATTGATAAAGAGGAAATACAATCTAAGTCTGATGCGACTACAGCTTCGGATTTGAAGTTAAATACTTGGGGTGGACAATGTATTTTCCCGAATGGCGCTGTTGGTACTCCAGGTATAAGGTTTACAGGCAATGACGCTGACACAGGATTTTATAGAATAGCAAATCAGCAGATAGGGTTGTCTGCTAACGGTATTGCTGCTGCGTGGTCTATAACCGCTGGTTCTGATGCTGGGTTAGCGGTTGGTGCTTGGTCTGCTGTCGTAGGTGGCACAGATAAAGACATTTACAGAAATGCAACGTATGGAACTTTGTTTTATTCTTCTTCTAAAAGAGCATTAAAAGAAAATATCCAATCAATTTCTGATATTGGTTCAGTTGTAGATGCGTTAAATCCTGTAACTTTCATTGCTGCTGCTACAGGAGAAGAAACTTCGGGGGAAAAAGCATGGCGTGAAAACGATTTAATATACGGTTTTGTTGCTGAAGAAGTTGCCGGAATCGCTGACGGGAAACTTGCCACATACGATGTAGACGGTGAGTCTTTAGTCCCTTCTAACTGGAAAACTAGAGACATGGTTGCTTTGCTTGCGGCAGAACTAAAATCTGTCCGTCAAAGATTAACAGCATTAGAAAGCTAACCAAGATACAATCAAACTATGAACATAACCATAGAAGAAGTAATAGCAGAACTACAAACAACACAAGCCGGAACAGTACAACTAGAAATGGCAAGCCAACGAGCTTTAATTAAAAAACAGCAACAAAAAATAGAAGAACTTTCACAACAAGAAAGTGAAACCAAAAAAGACTAGGAAACAACATGACATACGATCTACCGACAACCTCGAAGTGGGTGCGGACAGAGGAACTGCATCCAAAATTTAAGTACAGGTTGAATGCTTTCTTTAAGGATAATCGGATTATGGGTCGTGTGAAGATTGTTTCGGGGGTACGCACTCAAGCCGCTCAGCAGGCTTTGTACGATAAATACAAGGCAGGTCGCGGGAATTTGGCAGCTAATCCAATGAGACGCATGTCTAATGGTATGCGTGGTTCTTACCACATGGCTCAGGAGGCTTTCGGGGGTTACGGGTATGCCGTGGACCTACGCATTACAGGCAAGGGTTTAACCACTCAGGAAGTTAACCGTATCGCCGCGGAGTATGGCTGCGTTAAAACAGTACCTTCGGAGTGGTGGCATGTATGTCCTGGTCGTGTGCAGGGTTCAGAGTTTGTTTGGTTTGATGCTCCTGCTGTCGCTGGTGACGCTGATTTAGATGCCGAGAAACTGGAACCTAAAAATGCTTTGCAGGTTTTCGCTGAGGCTGTCGCTGAGGCTCGCCAACATGTGTTGCGTAAAGGTAGCCGTGGTAAACACGTTGAGGTTCTGCAACTTTATTTAGAGAAGGAAGGGTTTTGCGCTGCTCGTAGTAACCGTCGTTCTCGCAAGGGTGCAGGCATTGACGGCATCTTTGGTTCAGGCACGAAAAGAGCGGTTATGAAATTTCAAGATTCGGAATCTATCGCTACAGGTAAACAACTTGCCGTTGACGGGGTGGTAGGTCCGTCTACTTGGGAAGCCTTAATTAACTAATGGGGGCTGAGTGGGTTGGTTCGTTTGGGGTTATCGCTGCTGCTTTAATCACAGGCGTGTTCGGTGTTGTTCTTCGCATAAGGAAAGAAACTAACGCCGGTCATCTCCAGTCCGCTTATTTGTTAGAGAAGCTTGAGGATAAGGTTAAACAGATTTCTTCTGATCTGGTTGGTTTGACTGTTTGGACGAAGGTTCATGAGGAACGCCATAGGTTGATGGAAGAGCGTGAGAAGAATGGCTCTTGATTATCGCAATGCTGGCATTGATTATCGAGAAGCAGACACTACTTATCAGGGTGTTCTTCGGAATGCTTCTGTTTCAGCGTCGGTTGTTGCCGGTGTTGTTGCGGTTCCGTCGCCAAGTGTCGCTAGTGTTGTTACGGTCACTCCGGCTACTATCGCTGTTGTTGCTGCTGTTCCGTCGTCTACTGTCACGGGTGATGCTGGTGTTTCAGCGTCTACTGTTGCAGGGGTCGGGGCTGTTCCTTCGGTTTCAGCGTCAAGCACTGTTTCTGTTTCGGCATCTACTGTCGCCGGTGTTGCGAGCGTTCCAAGCGTTTCGGTTTCAATTTCTGCTTCTGTTTCAGCGACAACTGTTGCTGGTACGGCAAGTGTTCCTTCGGCTACTGTCGCCGGTAACGCTTCCGTTTCAACATCTGTTGTTGAAGGATCAGTAGGGGTTGATGGTCCAAGTGTTTCTTCCTCAGCGTCCATCACGCCAGCAAGCATCGCATGTTCAGCCACGGTCCCTTCAGCTACTATTTCTAGCAACGCTTACCTTGCTGTTGCCACTGTTACTGGGGTGGCTAGTGTACCGGCAGCTACAGCAAGCATTCCAACTACTGTAACTCTTGATCCTGTGAACGTTACCGCAGGGTTTGATGACGTTCCGATAGCTCGCCATGTTGATACTGGTGTGGTTGCTGGGTCTTCAAGGTTGGCTGAGGGGGAGAGGTGGTTTAATCCTTTCGAGGCTGAGAATAGGTTGGCGAGGTTTTATAATCCTCGTGACCGTGGGGTGAATGTTTGGATTGTTGATAATAGTACTGTTACTACTCGTCAGCCGGTTAGTGGTGCTAACATTACTAGAGTTATTTATGGTGGTCATACTGGTCAGGATTTGACTGAGGTTGAAGCTGGGTTGCTTTCTGATGCAGGTTATAGGATTGATATTGAAGAGAAGCAGGCAGCGTAATGGCAACTAATTTTCCTGGGAGTTTGGATACTGCTACTCAGCAGCCTTCTCCGTCTTCTACGACGGATTTGGATGCTTCGGGTTATGAGCATGATGTTGTTCATACGAATCATTCTGGTGCGATTATTGCGTTAGAAACTAAGCTTGGGTCTACTGATTCTAATGCTGTTGAGGGTGCAGCGTTGATGGGTACTGGTTCGGGTACTTCTGCTTGGGATACTTCTCCTACGTTTACTGGAAATGTTACTTTAACTAATTCTTCTGCTGACAGTAATATAAGTTTGGCTGGTGGAGGCACTGGTTATACGCAGGCTTCAATTCATTTGTCGGCTACTGGTGATAGTCGTGGAACTGGAACGTATGGGTTTAATGCGTATAACGATACGACATGGTTTTGGGGTAACCCTTACGCATACGAGGATTCGTGGCGTGTTTGTAGAAAGTCAAGCACGACAAGTCTTGCTGCTGATACCGCACATGGTGGAACCTACAAATTGCTTCAATTAATGGACGATGGCGACATGACTATTCAAGGGACATTAACTGAAAGTTCTGACTCTCGCCTTAAAACAGAAATTGCAGATAGTTCTTTAGGTCTTGATTTTGTTAATGCGTTAAAACCAAGAGAATACCGTCGTGTAGATGGGGTAAGAAAACATTACGGATTTATTGCTCAAGAAGTAGCGGCTGTATTGCCTGACGCTTCAGATAATGCGATATGGGTTAATGACCAAGAAAATGTTGCTGCTATTGGCGAAGAGGAAAACATTGTTTCAACTCAAGGACTTCGTTACACACACCTTATTGCACCACTAGTCAAAGCCGTACAAGAACTAACAACAAGAGTCGCAGCACTAGAAGGATAACATGCCAACATACCAATACAGATGCCAAACCTGCGGCACAGAATACGAAACCCACCAATCAATAAAAGACGAACCCCTAACCGACTGCATCGAAGAATGCGAAGGAGAAGCCAAAAGAGTCTACTTCTCAGTAGGAGTAGCATTCAAAGCAGACGGCTTCTACAGCACAGACACAGGAGGCGGAAGCCTAGCTGCAACAGAGAAACAATTAGAGAAAGACATGGGAGCTTACAAGCGTTTAAGAGGGGATGGTTTGCAGCCACCTATGGTTCAGGGTTGTTCTGAGTTAGAAAAAAAAGCGGTCAACAAATTTGAAGTAGAATCAGGTCAGGTAGTTAAAAACGATAAATCGCGTAAAGAGTTGGCGAAACATTTGGAAGGCGCAAAATGACAGCGCAAACATGGATAGATAGAACAAGAGATTTACTGTTAAGCGGTACTGTTGAAACGCTGAACAGGTTAGATGTGGACATAAACGACAGTGTTGGAACGATTCAAGTTGAATTTGAAACCGGACCAATAGTACCAGGGTCCATCATTGAGATAGGCACAGAGTTGATGTATGTCACAAACGTGACAAGCAAAGACAACATCGGTGTCATGCGAGGATACGGAGGGTCAACCGCCGCCTCTCACACCGACGGAGATGTCCTCCGAGTAAGCCCTCAATACCCTGCACACATGATCCTAGACGCATTAAACGACGACCTAGCAGACTTATCCAGCCCAAGAAACGGACTGTACCAAGTTAAAACAACAACGTTTACTGCCAACTCAACGCTCGACGGCTACAACTTAGCTGCCGACGCTGTAGGTGTGCATCAAGTTACGTTCACTGATAAAGATGATTCTTTGTCTGAGCCGGAAGTTCGCAGGCACACTATTAGACGCAACAGGGCAACAGACGATTTCGCTTCAGGGGTTGCTCTCATACTGTTTGATACTCCCACTCCAGGACAGAACGTTCGGGTGGAATACACGGCAGGGTTCACTGCTTTGTCTGCTACAAGCACTGCTCTTTCAACTACTGGTTTGCATAGCGAAGCTTATGATTTGCCTCCGATGGGGGCGGCGTTAGCGATCATGTCGTTTAAGCCGATAGCGAGAGAGTCTATTACTCATCAGGCTCCTATGCGTAGGAGCGATGAGGTTCAGTCTGGTGCTATTTCTGCTTCTATTCGTGATCTTAGGTTTAGAAGACAGGAGAGAATCAACGCTGAAGCGGCTCGTTTGCATGTTTTGTATCCGACTAAGTGGTTACGAAGTGGGCGTTAAATGGCTTATTCTCAAGCGTTTGATGTTGCGATTAATGGCAACACTTATTTAATAGATTACGACAATTATCGTCGGCGTACTGTGGCTGCTCAACGTGAGCAGCGTGACACTTCCGCTGATGTTGGGGAACAAACTCTTTCTTCTGCTGGGCAATGGGTTCGTTCTATTACGGACTGGTCGCGTGGTGCAGGGCAAACACATTACGATCTTGTAGATTCTGACCGAGCAAGGTTTAGTTCTTCTAAGAACGTAGACATTTTCACTAAGGGGCAAATCAGTTTATGTAAAGCTGTTGAAAGAAAGCAGGCTGTTGGTTCTAACACGAACATGTATGCCGGTTTGGTTAATGGTTCTGTTTTCTATTTTTCTGACGGTCAGTATTTGAAGTATGGGAACCCTGATGCTGCTCCAGATATTACTTTTTCTTCTTCGGATCAGGGGGCTGCTGTCACGGATTGGACTTCGGACGGCACTGACATGTACTCAACGACAGGTGCGGCGGTTAAGAAAGTAAATGTTTCTTCGTCTAGTGCTGCTTCTACGATTGGGTCGTTCGCTGGTGATGTTATTGAGTTCGCTAATGGAAGGCTTTTGTCTGCTGATGGTGCGCGTATCGTTGAGTTGAACTCTTCTGGTGCTGTGCAGACGTTTGATAAAACCCTCTCAGGGACTTGTATAGCCATCAAGGGAGGTCCGCAGGCTATTTATGCAGCCTACAACGTCGCTGGGCAAGGAGTCTTGTACGCGATCTCTGTGTCCTCCTCAGACGGTTCTCTTTCCTACCCTGTAGTAGCTGCTGTTTTACCTAAAGGTGAAACCTTTTCTAAACCTACAAGCATTGACACGTTCGGTGACATCATGATTGTAGGAACTTCTAAAGGGGTAAGGTTCGGAAGCATCACCCCTAACGACGGTCAATCTGTAACGTTTGGTCCTGTCATAGATGACGGCGGTGCAGCGTATGGTGTGAGAATCTCAGGCAAATACGCTTACTGGGGAACTAACAACGGAAATAGTTGGAAAGCAGATTTAACAATCTTCACCCAGTTCCTGGTTCCTGCTTATTGCAGGTTCTTAGCGCACGATAACTCAGACTACGGGAATGTGTTAAGCGTGGAAGTCGTCAACGATAAAGTATTTTTCACTGATTCTAACGGTGAGCTTTACGGTGAGGATTACACAGGGGACTTATCCACAAACGGTGAATTAGTTGTGGGTAAAGTTTCGTATGGGACGGTGGCTTCTAAGATTCTTCGTAGCATGTCGGCACGTTTCGCTTCTGAACAATCAGGCGAAACAACAGGGACGGATTACAACACTGCTCTTGATTACACGAGTGTGACTAATTACGCCGGTAACGTTGCGACAGTTACAGGCACAGCAACTATCGCTGTGACAAACCCTAAAAACACGACAACTTCTACTGTTATGGCAACAGGAGGAGATGAAGTAGCTTACTCTCCTACCGATAATGATGTTGCTGGCGAAGCGTTTGATGTGACAATAACTCTCGCTCGTGACGGTACAACAACTACTAGTGGACCTATAATGGAACGATGGTCCCTGAATGCTCGTCCGCAACCTAATAGAATAGAAGAAATCATAGTTCCAGTTATTCTACAAGGAAGGATACAAACCTCAGCCGGTGCAGGAGCGCCAGCAGGTTACAAAACTCTCGATGAATACAATGACCTTAGAACACTTGCTAAAAACGCTCAAGTTGTTACCTACGAGGAAGGCGACAGATCAGAAAGTGTTTCTGTTGAAGACCTTGAAATGTCGGCGATACGTTTCTCCGATGATGGTAGCTGGTGGGAGGGTACATGTCTGGTAAGGCTGTTGACAGTCCCATAAAGGTTCTGTTTTACGACATTGAAACTGCACCTAATTTAAGTTATGTGTGGGGTCAGTATGAGCAGAACGTTATTGACCATGAGCGTGAATGGTACATGCTTTGTATTTCTTACAGGTGGGAGCATGAGAAGAAAACCCATGTTTGTTCTTTAGTTGATTTCCCTTCTGCGTATAAGAAAGACCCTGAGAATGATTTCCATGTGGCGAAGAAGCTTCATGAGTTGTTGAACGAGGCTGATGTTGTTGTTGCCCATAATGGCGACAAGTTTGATATGCGTAAAGCGAACGCTCGGTTTGTGTTTCATGAACTTGGTCCTGTTTCTCCTCCTGAGAGTGTTGACACGTTGAAGGTTGCTAGGAGATATTTCATGTTTAATAGCAACAAGTTGGATCATCTCGGCGACTATTTGGGTGTGGGTCGTAAGGTTTCTACTGGTGGGTTTGGGACTTGGGCTGGTTGTATGCGTGGCGATATGAAGTCTTGGCGGTTGATGATTAGGTACGCGAAGATGGATGTTGATTTGTTGATGAGCGTGTATGAGAAGTTGCGTCCTTGGATGACGAATCATCCGAATAGGAATTTGTTTTCTGATTTTGATGCTTGCCCTACTTGTGGGTCTGGTAGGTTGCAGCGTCGCGGTAAGCGGATAAGTAAGGTTGCTGTTTATCAACGGTGGCAGTGTCAGGATTGTGGGGCTTGGTCACGTTCGAGGATGGCTGATAAGGTTGAACGTCCTGAGATAGTTCCGTAGGAGGTTCGTGGTGTCCGATTTTGATTCTGGCGATTTTGAAGATGATGGTGAAGTTATGTGTGGGGTTGAGAACCCAGAATCTTGTGAGTCCTGTCAGTGATATTATTTGTGAGTGGAACACAACGAAATAACTAACCTAAGAGTCTGGATAGATCAAGACCTCTGCACTGGTGACGGACTCTGCGAAGAGATAGTCCCTCAGATATTCTTCGGGCATTCCGACGGACTCTTCTACGTTAAAGAAGCAGGGTCAGAAACACCTGCCGAACCAACACACACCATGACAGACTCGGTAGCTGTGCCGAGCGAACTTGTTGAAGCAACCATTGAGGCTGCTGAAGAATGCCCAGGGGAATGCATCTTCATAGATTTGGTGGATTGAAGTGAAGGGTAAAGTTTTTCGGATTGTAAGCAGGATACTTTTATTTTCTACGTTTGCTTTAGCGTGGTATGTTCCGCCTGTTCACGCATCCACTGTTACCTGCGAGGAAGACAACAACGTTTGGGATTGCTCTTTAGATGTTGATTCTGAAGACGGAATTGATATTACGTTTACGTTGCAACAAGCAAGCAACGTTTCTTTCACCACTTACACTTCGTTGACTTGTGACGATCATGGTAGCGATGAAGGTACTGGAGCTTATGCTGCTGATCCGTACATTTATTTGTATGACGATTCAGATGTTTTGTTGTACCAGGATGATGATTCGGCTTCGCATAATGATGGCACCAATATGTGTTGGGATTCTCATATTGCGGTAACTAATTTGCCTGCTGGGGATTATCGGTTGAACGCGAATGTTTATGAGGACGTGTTTGGTGTTTACAGTATGGATATTTCTGGGGTCGTTTCGGTAGATAACCAGCCTCCAGCTACGACCACGACTACTACTACTTCAACTACTACTAGCACTACTACTACTAGCACTACTACTACTACTTCTACTACGACGACTACTACGGAGCCTCCTCCTGAAACTACAACCACTACTACTACGTCTACGACTACAACAACTACGTTGCCTCCAACAACGTTGCCTCCAACAACTACGTTGCCTCCCCCGACTACAACGTTTATAGATTTTGAAGAGTTCGACGACTGGTTTGAGTTTGAAGAAATTGAGATTGAAGAAGAAGAAGTTGTTGAGTTTGATTTAGATGCTTGGCTTGAAGAGTTTGAGGAAGAAGAGGAAATAGTTTTTGAAGAGGAGGAAGAGTTTTTCTTTGAAGAAGAGGAAGAGTTTATTTTTGAGGAAGAAATAATTTTTGAAGAAGAACCAGAAGAAGAAGTAATCGAAATTGAAGACGTGTTCACCGAAGAACAGTTAGAAGAATTAGACGAAGAAGAAATAATAATCCTTACAGAAGAACTTGAAATGCTTTCAGATACAGATTTGGAAGCGGAAGAGATTGAGGAACTTGTTGAGGACTTAGAAGAAATCTTTGACGATGAACCAGTCACTGAAGAAGAGATACAGGATTTAACTGAGGATGTTGAAGCGTTTGAGGAGTTGTCTGTTGAGGCTAGGGAGGAAGTTGTTGAGATAATCAACGAAGCTAGTGACGAAGTTAGGGAAGAATTTGAAAGCAATGTTAATACGTTTTCTGACGTTGCTTACTCAGATTATGTCCAGACTGGTTCAAGAATCACAGTTCAAGATAGGCAAGTAATCATCGTCGCATCAGCAACCGTCACTGTCGCTACAACGACTAGAATAAAACCAATGGCATCGCCAGGAACACCAAGCGCAGGTCCGACATCATCAGGACCATCTAACAGAGGAAGCAGAAGAAGGTCGTAATGTTTAGCAGAGTAGCAAGAGAGTTGCTTTATTTAGCCATGACCCTTGGGGGTGTAGGTCTGGTTCTCATAACGCTCACCGATCAAATTCTTGAGACTGCGATCATTATTTCCATAGCAAGTTTGACAGCTCACCTGTTAGGGGTGTTAATAGATTATAGGGCAGATAAAAAAAATGGTTCTTGAAGAAACCGACGACTACATTCTTTACAAAGTCGGGCAACCAGGATATGTGCCTATTGGACAACTAGTTGTTAGGAAGAGGGACATTGTTTCAGGGGAATATAAAGGTAAGGCTGGTACGTCGAATATGGCGTTCACTGAGGGTTTTCCTCCACCGGCTGTTATGGCTTTGAAAAAAAAATACAGGGGTTCGTGAGGTAGTAAGGTAAAAGTATCCCCTATTAAGGATGGTTTTTTACATGGGTCTGTATAAAGATATTATTGAACGCGCAGTTTGGACTGCTGTTCAAAGCTTTCTTGCAGTGTTCACGGTTGCAGATTTATCAACTGCTAAAAGTGCAAGCGTAGCCGGTATGGGTGCGCTCATTTCAGCAGTTAAAAGTATCGCAGCAACCAAGGTCGGCGATCCGAACACGGCAGCGACTATTAAATAAGGTTGACATTTATGTAATGTCACATGTATCCTTTACTATAAGAGAACCAGTGAGATACTCTGGTTGATTTAGTAAAGGAGTAGTCCTTTGGAAGAAGTAAGAGTAGCTGGCGAAACTGTCGGCACTTACCTTAGAAGGCAACGCGAGATAGAAGGGGCTAAACCCACTGCATGTGGAACGTCTCTGCGCGGGTCAGAAGCCTATGGTTGCGCTCGTAAGATAGCGTTACGGATAGGTGGAATCCCAGAAGCACACGAACCCAATAACGATACGTTGTTGGCTTTCAAACTCGGCAACACTATGCACGAGTTACTGCAAGAGTCAATGCATTCGTTGTGGTCAGATTTTGAATCAGAAGTCGTAGTTGATTTACGACCTCTGGGTTTTGACATGTCCGGTCACGCTGATGGTTTGTATAGCATCGGCGATAAACAAATGGTGTTGGAAATTAAAACTCAAAGTTCGTTTGGGTTCAAACTCGCGCTGAAAGCAAACAAACCTAAGATCGAACACCTTTGTCAAGCAGCAATTTACGCGGCAGGGCTTGGAGCTGACGCTGTGCATCTTGTTTACATTTGTAAGGAAGGTTCGTACCGCGATAATGTCAAACCTGGGCAAATGTTGGAGTGGCGGTATGACCTTACTGACGATTTTGATGGTCAGACTGTTGAGCAGATCGCTATGGCTGAGTTGTGGCGGCAACAGGAAATAGTTGATGGCGTTAAAGATGGTCGTATTCCTTTGCGGTCTTGTTGGGATGACAAGGTTAACGAGTTCGTTGTTGTTGATAGCCCTCCTCCGTATCAAGGCAAGGGCGCTCCATGGAACTGCAGGTACTGTGAGCACAGAGATAACTGCGCTCCTTTGCCGACGCACGAAGTAAGTGTGGCTTTAGCTACTCCGTTTATTAAACATCATTGGGGTGGTGTTGATGTCGCAGTGGAACAAGAAGAGGGAACGCAGTCGGGGGCTTAGCCCTCGGCTCGTTCAGTGCCGTGGATGCGGCATGTATGTCGGAACAAAAGTGTGGGCTAATTATGACGATAAGTGTCCTGCCTGCGGAACAGAGAGAGAAGTAGATGAATAAAGATTTAGAAAAACTGGGGGCTTATTTCCCTAAAGAGAGTGAAGCTATCTTGAAGAAGGGTGGTCGGAACTTAACTTACATCCCCGTTGGGGAAGTGATAATGCGTGCAAATGAGGTGTTAGGTTTCAACTGGTCGTATGAAGTAGTTGACACTTTCAAAGACGGTGATTGGATCACTGCTCATGTTCGTTTAACTATCACCACAGACGACACCATCACTAGCCGGAGTGGCTTCGGTGGACAGAAGATAAAGTACACGAAGTCAGGGGATGCAGTAGACTTAGGTGACGAATATAAAGGCGCTGTATCAGACGCATTAAAGAAAGCTTTTCAATCTTTTGGTGTAGGCTTGTATCTCGCAAGAGATGAAAGTTTAGATAGCACCTTTGAACAAGGGGTGGCACCAGTTGAAGCTCCAGTAGAAGTTCCCCCTACTTCTACCGTTGAGAATCCTGGTGTTACTCCTATTACTGACTTGAGGGGTTTAGCGGAACGCGCTAAGCAACTCGGAGTGTTTGGTAAGGATGGCGTGGAACTCAGGCAAATCGCCTCAGATGTTCTAGGCAAACCAATAAAGAAAGCGACTGACATAGCCTCTCTGTTTGATATAGAAACGGTTCAGTCAGCGCTCGACGACATAGAAATTATCCAACAAGAGGAGAAGAAATGATAACTGTAAGCGGACACGGAAACATTGTTAGTGACCCTGAATTAAAATCTACAGGCTCAGGCAAAGCCGTAGCCACGTTACGAATCGCTGCGTGGAATGGTAAAGATGAGAAACTGTTTATAGATTTGGAAGCTTGGGAAGACCTCGCTGAGAATGCTTGTAATAGTTTGAACAAGGGTGATCGTGTTGTGTTTTCAGGTACTCTTCGTGAGGATTCTTGGGAAAACAAAGATGGTGATAAGCGTAGTAAGTGCAAGATTTCTTTGAAAGAGATTGGTCCAGCGTTGACCTGGGCTGTTGCTAGTGTCACAAAGATAGATGATCGTACGGCAGATAGCGAGAGGCGTGGAGCGAGAGAAGAAGGTCGCAGAGAAAGGGCATCTGAAAGAGATGTCGAACCCTTCTAAGCAGAAAGGGACAAGGTTTGAACGTCAAGTAGCCGACTACTTAAACGAACACCTTCCCTACCCTGTTGACCGTAGCCCTCTGCATGGTGCATTAGACAAGGGAGACATCTCAGGTGTACCTGACTGGGCTTTAGAATGCAAGAACGTTAAGAACTACAGTGCCGGTTTAGCAGGCTATGTGAGAGAAGCCGAAGTTGAAGCAGTCAACCTTGGGGTTCCTTTCGGAGCTGTTGTTGTGTCAGCGAGAGGCAAAGGTGTGGAAGATTCATACGTTGTTGTTTCGTTGCGGCAATTCGTTGAACAAGTGAGGTAAGGTATGAAGATGATAACGAAGATACCTGTCCTGAGAAGAATCCATCAAGCGTTCTGGTCACGATACCGGATACTACAAGAACTATTCCTACTCGAACGTCAAGTGATGGCGATGATGCACCAAGCTCATGCCCATAATGAGCAAGATCAGATTTTTGATGAGATGATGAACGAGATTTCGAGCCTTCATCAACGCAACCAGGAGCAAGCGATTTTGTTGGAGGCTCTCGGCACTGTTGCCGCTGGTCAAGACGAAGAATAGAAAGGAAACGTTTATGGATATGGATTTATTTGATGGTGATGCACGTTGGTCCAGCCTTGATGGTCAGGCTTGCAGAATTTTTCAGGCTTGGCGTGCCACTGTTGGGTGTAAACCTATTCCTTCTGGGAAGAAGATGCAGGACACTATTGAGCAGAGAATCAAGGAGGCTCTTGCGATGGGGTATCAGCATAAGGTTGTCTTTGATGCCCTTGAGGATGCTTGGAATTATCGTCAGGCGAAACCAGATGGGACATCTGCTTGGATGGTTGCATTAGATATAGCACAGAAGAAGAATAAAAAAGAAACTATGCCACAGCTAACGGAGACTCAGAATCGTATTCTGAGGTTGAGCAGTGGCGAAGCGCGTAATCGGATTACCTGAGTGGAAGAAATCTGCTGCGTGTAATGGGCAGCCGATTGAGTTCTTCTTCGAGGAAAGGTACACGGACTTGGCGAAAGAGTTTTGCTCTAACTGTGAAGTGAAGAAGCGATGCTACGGCACTGCTTCTCAAAGAGTAGCGCGCGGAGATTTAGTTTACGGCATTTGGGGTGGTCGGGATTGGTCGCCGAAGGAATGAAAGAGTATCTGACACTGGTGCTGGTGTTTGCTTTTTTCATGTTATTGGCGATAGTATTTGGTGAAACCATTTAATGAAAGGAAAACAATGGGGAAAACATTTGAAGAGTTTTTAGACGAAGAAGCTGAAAAGAATAAAAACATTCTCAGCTACTACAAAGAAGCATTCAGTCTCATAGAAGACGCTATGCGACCACCTAAAGATGACGCTTAAACTAGCCAGCCTATGTTCAGGATACGGAGGGTTAGACCTAGCAGTCGAAAGCCACTTCAGGAACAAAGGCGAAGAAGTAGAAACAGTTTGGTTCGCTGAGAACGACAAGAAATGCAGTGAAGTATTAGCGCACCATTGGGGTGATGTCCCTAACTATGGGGATGTCACAGCTATTGATTGGAACAGTGTTCCTTTATGTGACATATTAGTGGCAGGGTATCCTTGTCAACCGTTCTCCCATGCAGGGGAACGAAGAGGAGAAGAAGATGAAAGAGCAATTTTTGAATACATCGCCGATGGCATTTCTACACTCAGACCAGAATGGGTTGTGTTGGAGAATGTCGCAGGACACCTTACTCTCGGAGGAACCAGCGTTACTGGATCGCTTGCCAGCATGGGGTACGATATGCGCTGGGGGATTGTACGAGCATCAGATACCGGAGCTCCTCATAAACGTGCGAGATGGTTCTGTCTTGCTACCTACAGTCGTGGTCAACGACATGGGGAGAGGGAAAACGATAGAGGAATGGGAGACTCTTCTAGCCAAGTGGAAAGCGAAGCACAACAACAACGGTCACGGCAAGAGCCTGAGCATAGAGTTGGAGAAACTCAAACTCCTACCGACTCCGCAAGCATGGGACTCAAAGACGTTCGGGAAGTCAGTGGATTGGAAGAAGAGATTAGAGAAGCACGCACCTTCAACAGCTTCGGTCCTTATGAACCTGCCATCAGAAGATGGGAACAAGTCCTCGGAAGAGTAGCACCAGACCCGACAGATGAGTTAGGTGTGTCGCCTCGTTTCTTAGAATGGATGATGGGGTTGCCTGACGGATGGGTGTGCGACGCAGGGTTAGAGTCACGAACAGCAGAGTTGAAGATGCTCGGCAACGGAGTTGTACCTATCCAGGGTGAACTCGCATTGAGGTTGTTAGATGTCTAGAAGAATGCTTGATGGTTTAGAAGACGTACCAGAAACCCCTTCCTTTTTTAAGGATGCCTTGTGCAAGGGTATGGATACAGAATTTTTCTTCCCACTTAAAGGTGCGATAGCTGAACCTAAGAAAATTTGTGCAAAATGCCCTGTCCAAATGGAGTGTTTAGTTTACGCAACAGAGAACCGTATCGAGTTTGGGTTGTGGGGTGGCGTTTCACAACGGCAACGAGTTCGGCTATGGAAAACTAGAGACTATGATGAATGGGTCCCTAAAGAATGCGTCACCCAAGCGTGTAGGAAACTTTTTATTGGGGCGAAGAAACAAATCTGTTGTTCTAAGAAATGCAATCAGGTTTTAAGAGATGAAGTTGAAAGACAGAAAAGGTTGGAAAAGAAGAATGGGATTAAGTCCTAATAATACAGAGTCGGATACGTTCACTCTGGGCGAGTTAAGAAAATTCAGAGAACAAGAAGCTCAACGGATCAGGCATTCTTGTAAGTGTGTTGATTGTAAATGCGACCCTTGCGAATGTGATGACGATTTTGAAGCGAGCATGGTTGAGCGTCAATGGAAAACATACAGAGATCAGGGGCTTGTGGTTGACGAGTAAGGGAGATTTTATTGTTGTCTTGGTTGTTGAGGGTAAACGGAAAGCCTTCTATGCTGTTGATGACGGTGATTTGTTTGATTTCAGTGCGGCTTGGGACAAGGTTTGTAGTGAAAACAATTTAGTTAGAGAGCAAACAAAATTGGTGATGGCTAGGACGTACTTGAGTTGCGTGGATGGCTTCGGAACCAATGTAAAGGAGAACAATGAAAGTATTAGTAGCTTGTGAATACTCTGGAACAGTCAGAGAAGCGTTCAGAAAAAGAGGACACAACGCAATATCTTGCGACATAATCCCAACAGAAATAGATGGACCCCATTATCAAGGAAACATCTTTGACATTCTGTACGAAGACTGGGACATGATGATTGCTCACCCTCCATGCACCTATCTCTCGAACGCTGGCGCTCGTCATTTATACCCACAAAAAGGTGTATTAAATGTAGAACGCTACGCAAAAGGAATGGAAGCAAAAGAGTTTTTTATGAAACTGTGGACAGTGGAACACATACCTAAAGTTTGTGTTGAGAATCCCATTAGTTCCAAAGTGTTTGAAATGCCGGAACATTCTCAAGAAATTCAACCATACGAATACGGTCACGCACTGTCAAAAAAAACCAGGTTGTGGTTACGAAACCTTCCTTTGCTGGTTCCAACAAACATTGTTGAGAAAAAAGAAAATTGTCATGGGGCAGAGGGCAGTTGGTATAACAAGGGGGGGTTGGACCGTCAGAAAAGAAGAGCAAAGTTTTTTCAAGGTTGGGCTGATGCTATGGCAGAACAATGGGGGAAACAATGAAGAAGCCAGTAAGAAATGAAATCATTATCGGGTCTACCTGCTACGGATGCGAAACCCACCACAGATTAAAAGTAAACGAACTCTCATTCGAGAAGTTCATGCTACATAAAGGTAAGCCACCAGCAGAAAACGCTGACGACATAGAGTTGCTTATCGGATTCAAACGAAAAGCTTACTTGTGTCCGCCATGCAAACACGAACTCCTGGCAGACATACCGTTATGAGAATCTCAGACAGAATAAGGATCGCATTCGCATTAGCTGTTACGACTAGTTGTGCGAGTGTGCATGTCGCTCAAGGTTTGTCGGGGGAACCGTATCCTGAGTCAAGCATCTTGTATGCTGACAGTGTGCAGGACAGAACGTTTATCACGTTTATCGAGTCGGAACCGGAGGCATTACTAACAGTAATGGGCGAACAGGTGTCTCTGGTTCCGGCACCTACTACTACCACTGTTTCTGCTCCTACTTTGTTGTCTCTTGTGCATAAATACTTTGAAGAAGACGATCATGAGTGGGCGCTAACTGTCGCGTTTTGTGAATCTTCTGCACAACCTGACCATGAAACAAGCGATGCAGTGAACCCAAGCAGTGGAGCTTCAGGCTGGTTCCAACATCTTCCGAAGTTCTGGGAAGAACGATCACGCAAAGCAGGAATCCCTGACGGCGACATCATGGACCCAGAGAACAACGTCTTAGTCGCGGCATGGTTACTGTATGAGACACCACAACAGACAAGCCACTGGTACCCAAGCGAATGGTGTTGGGGTTAATGAAAGAAGAAGAAGCCAACCAGATACTCTTTCTAATGTCTGCCATCTGGACTCAACCAATATCAGACGCCACCCTTCTCGTTTGGAAGCAACGAATAGAAAGAGAGAAAGACTACGAACTCGCACAAGAAGCTGTCTCCCTTCTTTCTGACAGATGCAAATTTTTTCCAAGCATCGCAGAATTTCATGAGACAATCCGTTCCCTTAAACGTGAACCAGTGTTTGAGTTAGACGATCCAGGCGGACCTGTCTTATCTCTCGAAGAAACCCTGTCTCATATCAACAAGGCTAGGAAAGAATTGAGTTGATTAGTTCCCTGTCTGGTGTATGATGTTTAGAGCACGTTTACCCACCCTGTAGATTTACTCCTTTCGATTTGCAGGGTGGGTTTTTTTATATTGCCTCTCCGAGTTTGTAAACGGTGTATTCAATTCCACCGTATTCCTCCAACTGTTGAACGTGATGCTCAACCATTTCTTTGTCTTCCAATATGTGGCTAGACAAGTATTCTCCGTCGTATTCTTCTATCACATAACGAAATGCTTGTCCTTCCTTCTTCGCTGCTTCATGTCTTTCAAGACGATCTGCCCACCACTCATCGGACCTTCCATAGATACCTTTCATTTTCATTTCCTTAATCTTGGTAGTGGTTGATTGCTTCAAAAATATCTTGATGAATAGGGTTATCTGACTGAGACAAATCTCTAGTATCAGCGGAGCAGATTAACTCTGCTTGTTGGACTACTTCTTCTATCGTGTCAAACTCTCCGATATGCAAACCGTAGCCGTCGTATTTCTGATTCTCTCTCCAACTAAATTTCTTACCGTCAAGAAAGTCGTCATAGAACTCGTCAAGGCTCATAACATATTGCACTGCAAAGCTTTTATCTAGCACAGATAGGTCATGCTGTTTCACGTCACTTGGCACCCCATAATCGTAACCAGAGAACACATCTTTATAGATGACCTCAAGGCATGAATACCCCTCACCGGCTATGTGAATGTTGTGACAATTCCCACCAGTATGATTAAAAGTAACGTCGCACCAAGTCAACTGTTCTTTAATCATGCTGTAAATATCCCTGTCAGAAACAAGACCGTTCTCATCTCGTTCTTCTGGGGGTTTGTAATTTGTTCCCTTTATTTCTTTCTTCATTTTATTTTCCTTTCTTTCTGGTGATAAGAATCACCACCCCATACCCTGAGTTAACTCAGGGTGTGAGATGCTAACGCTTAATCCTTCCAAACATCTAGTTCCATAAAGCTATCTTCACCCTGCTCAACTAATTGAGAGATGAAATAGTCACGCTCGAAATCTTCCTCACGAGCGTGACGGAAGTGATCCGTGTTATAGAACTTCAGAAACTCAACAAGAGTTCCAAACAATTCAGGTGTCAATACGATATGGAACTCGTGACAGTGTCCTCTCGGTTCCAAGATAGAGAAGTCTTCTGCTTCTTCTTCTGTGTGAATATATTTCAATTTATTTTCCTTTCTTTCTGGTGATAAGAATCACCACCCCACACCCTGAACTAGTCAAGGTGTGAGATGCTAACGCTTAATCTTCTAACTCCTCTGGGGCACTTATGTATTCTGGGTAAATCGTGTGAGCCATAACGTGGGAAACATGTTCCACCGCTTCGGTCACTATCATCTCGTTCCAGTCCCACCCTGAGGGGTGGTCTGCATGAGTTTCAATAATCATTGAGACCATGTATTTCTTTAATGGTTTTTTATTCATTATCTATTTCTTCTCCTTCTACAGGTGTCTAGTGTCTCCTGTCTTGTAAGAAACACTATTCCACACCCCGAACTAGTCGGGGTGTGAGATAGTACCGCTTAGTCTTGACCGTCTTGGTCTTCTTCTTCATCTTCGGTTAGCATTTGTTTCATAGTTTCAACACAGCACGAACATCCGATGTCGGGTTCAATGTCCCAACACGTATCGTGCTCTTCGTGTTCACAGTGGCAAATCTCAAATGCAACTTCGTCACATAAGATAGCGCTGATTCTCCGACCATACTCTTCATCGGTTTCATGGTAGTAGTTTATTTTCTCACTCATTATTTTCTCCAATCTCCCTGTCGGGTGTCTAGTGTCTCCTGTCTTGTAAGAAACACTACCCCGAACTCTCAAAAGCTTTTTGAAAGTTCGAGATAGTACCGCTTAAATTAATAACACATACCGCAAAGTATCCGACCATTGACGATAGAACTACCGTCACCGCAGAACCTACACGGTCTAAACTCTTCTTTTAACGGTTGCGGGTTGCATGTATCGCCACCGCACCCATCACATTTAACATAATGTGATGCCATTAAAGGCCTAAACGCTACCGCTTTAGGCTCGTAATAGTTAGCGTGTCTCATGTCTGCCCCCTTTCTAGTGTCTCTAAGAAACACTACCCGACCCCCTACCGAATAAGTAAGGGGTCAGATAGTACCGCTTAGTATTCGCGTATCCATCGGCTAGGTGTAAAGGTTAGCCCTAGCATCT